TTTTTAATCCGTTAGGTACATCTGTCTTGATAAAGAACGCATCAGTGTCAGTTAAGTAGTTGTTCACTACATAACCTTGAGGAATCATCCCCATTGATACTACTGCGTTGATATCATTGTCAGCTGTAGCCGTTCTACCTTGAGATTTCATCAATCTCTCAGCAGTAAATTGAAGCTCAGATGGAATAATCATTTTTACTCCTCTTGCTGCAATTTTAAGACCTCTCTCATCAGTCATCGCTGCGATGTCAATTAACGATTGTTCTAAAGAAGTCTCGTTAAGATCTGCAGATGTTGATAACTCATTTTTGAAAGATCCAGCTATCGTTGGGTGGTCATCAGCACATAGTGCTTTACCATCACCACCAGTAAATGAAGTGCTGAATGCATTGTTTAATACATTCGCAGCTTTCACTTGCTTAGTGTTTGCCATCGATCTTGCTAAAGCTTTTGTGTATCTAGAAGCTAGTCTATCGTAGAGATTATCTTCGATAGCTTCTTCCGTGATAGCAAATGCTAAAGCAATTGTTTCGTGCGAATATCTAGCTGTGAAAGTTTCTTGAGCGTTGTCGAACACTACACCAGAACCTTCTGGTTTAACTTCTGCGTTCGCGAACCCAGATAACATCACTTCTTCTTCAAAAGCTCTGTCACTGTTTTCAGTGTCAAAAATTTCAGCATGCTGATTTTCGTATCTCTTATATTCCAAGCCGAATAGTGCATTCAAACCTGGCTCTAGTTCTTTAACTAGTTGTCCTCTACTTATTGCCATAATTTTATCCTCCTATTACGTGCCTGTTGTTACTTTAAGTTCATGTTCTGCAATGACCACGACTAAGTTGATATTAGCTCCTGTAATATCACTGTTGTCTGGGTCTTTACTAATTCCCATGATTTTAAGTTGTTGAGCTGTAGTGTTTAAAGTTGAGTCATCGAACTCTACTTTAGAAACATAGTTAGGTGATGCCCCAGCTGTATAAGCTAAGTCACCAGTCTTTCCTACGTCTGTCACTGCAGCGCCGCCTGCTGCCACATTAGATTGTATTTCGAACCTTTCATAAGGGTCGTCTACTACGAATCCAACAATGTCAGTGGCTGTATTTGAAGCCTCCAAATGGTTTGCAAATGTAGGCTTGGAAGTTGATGCATCTGTAAAGAAAACACCAGTAAGAGCTCCTCTCAAATTACCGCCTGCGCCAGCTACTAATAAGTAACCGCCTGAAGTTTTTACTGGATCGTTTTGATAGATCGCAGAAGAACTTGCAGCAATTGAGTATTCACTCAAACCTTGGTTGTCTCTATTCTGACCAACTTTCCCGATTGCTTTCAATCCGAAAGCAGCGTCTTTGTTTGCCATAGTTTTTCTCCTTTTGCAAAACTACAAAGTAGTCTTGCGGTTAACATTATTGTGTTTTTGATATCACAAAGAAATTATTTCTTCGTACCACCAAAAGTTACACGAGTCTGCCTATCACTATTGATCGGCATACTTGAATGTTGTTCCTTCATGAGATCGTTGTTTACTGCATCGTCTCGATCCTTAGTTTGCTGAGCAAAAAAAGCTTCTCGAGATTTGGCAATCTCCTCCGGTATCCTAGCCAACACTAGGCCACCAACTCCTATGACTCCTGCGTATTTACCGTCTTTCATTGAGGGATAATCGAAGTCGGGATATTCGTCAGCTCTCACTAACTCCCATCCAGATCTCATTTTACCTGACATGTTTTTGGTATCGTCGAAACCTAAAACTTCAGTTCTTATCCATCTATGCCTAAAGCCGTCTGGCGCAGGTGGTGCATCAAGTGATGATGGTGGAGTCCAAGTCGTAGGTCTTTTAGTTTGTTCTCTCGACTGACTCGCACGCGGGGTTTTTATTTTATCGTTTTCCATATGCTATACCTCCTTCGTGATTTTTAATTGTTTTGCATAATCTTCTAATGGCACTCCTAATTTTTTAGCGATAGCAACTTGAGAAGGTGTGAGTCTCACAGTTTTGCGACCTGACTTGTTAACACTTCGCTTCGCTGAAGCTACTATTTGTGTAGGTTTGGTCGTATTTTCATTAGTTGTATCAAATTTATTTGGAAATTCAAGTCTTATTCTCTTGTCTATCTCCGAATAATATTCGTCGCTAGCAGGGTCATAACCCTCTTCATCCACTAGTTTTTTGTGTAAGTCAAATGCAGTGTACGTCATAGCTGTATCTGTACCAAACCACTTGTTTTTAGCTCCCCATGCTTCCGCTTTTGGATCAGGAGTAGCTGTTTGTTGAGGAGATACTTTTGGTATTTCCTGTTCTTTTGGTTCAGCTTTAGCCATATCTTCATATGCTGCTTTTGCTTCGTTTAGTCTTGCTTCTTCATATCCAAGTCTAGCAATCTCTTTGTTAGCTTCAACTTCAGCCGCAAGATCGTTGGCTTCTTTCGCTGCTGCTAACTTAGCTGCTGCTGCTTGTAGACCAGATGTAATTCTCTGTTCTCTATCTTTGACACCAGCTTGTTCAACTTTAGAATATTTCTTTTGAAGTCTTTCTTTTTGCTCTTTTTGATTTTTAGCAAAAGATAAAGCTTCATCCTTTTGTCTCTCTGCTTCTCTCCATTTTTTTGTGAGTTTAGCTATTCTTCTTTGAACATCTTTTGAATATGTTTCTAATTCTTCTTTCTTCTGTTCAGGCTTTTCTTCCTGTTTAGCTTCTGGCTGCGCGTCGCTGCCTTCTGCTTTCTCTTCTCTAGGTTCCTCTGCTTGTGGCGCGGAACTAGAGTCTTCCTTAGTTTCTACTTCTGCCTCTGGCTTTTCTTCAGGTAACTCAATGTCAGCTCCTGGACCAGAAGTATCTATATCAACCATAGGTTCTATTTTCTTTTCTTCTTCTTGCATAGTCTCCTCCTATGTTAAATGTAATGCAACACAGATTCTGGATCTTTAATTGTACCCAAAACCTCGTCGTCGTTAAGAAGACGGACTTCTCCACCTTCTATTGGTAATCGTGATCCTGCATATCTTGCAAAGATCACCCAATCTCCTTGTTTACACCAAGGGCCAGTTGGAAATTTTTCTTTATCCCCATATGCCATTGGTCCCATTTTAACAACATAACCACAGTTAGTTGCTATTCTAGCTTTGTCTAATGACTCTTGTGCTATTATTATTCCACCTTTAGTTTTTTCTTTTGGTGTAAAAGGTAAAACTAAAAGTCTCCATCCTGATGGGACAGGTAATTCATCTTTAATTGATCCAACATTAGTTTCGTCAACTCTTTTTGGTTCTTCTACAGACTCAACTTTTTGTTCTTTATACTTTTCTTCCAAAGCGTTTCTAAGCTTTGGGACTTCTTTTTTCGAGGTCGATAACTGTTCCTTGCTCATTTTTTTGCTCCTTCTTATTTAGCAGGTTAGAGATTTCCTGTGAAATATATTGGTAGGCATGTGCCTGTCCTAACATATATTTATATTTTTCCATATTGTCAACACCTCCACTAACCATTGAGTCACCAATGTTTTGATAAAGCTGTTTTAATTGTCTTTGTATTTGAGTTATTAGTTCTAGATCTTGCATTATTTAGTCCATTCTCCTTTGTCTATAATAGAAAGTTTTTCTTCTGCATCTACAATCTTCTGTAATAATTTATCTATTTCATCCAAGTGCTGTGGGTGTTCACCTATTCCAACAGGGTGTTGAAGATAAATGTTAATAGTTGCGAAGCTTTCAGCAACTTGTGCTTGATATCTTTTTTTAAGAGCGTCTAGTATTTGTTTACCTATCACGTTTTCCTCCCTTTCCTGATTGACTCTTTACCTTTTTTAAATATGCTAGCCACCTTTGCCTTACCCATAACCTTGGCTCTTTGTTCACCAACCGTAAGGATTTGTATTTTTCTCGCGTATGGCTTGCTGATTCGTTTAACTTTTGCCACAGTTTTACGAGCATCTGTAGGGGTCGCAAACTTAATTGATACAGTATCTCTAGGATTCTCATCAGTATAAAGTCTCCTCCCAGAACCTTTCGGTTTTTTACCAGTGCCTACTTTAGGATCTCTTCTTTTTCGCACCTATAACTCCCTTTAAAGCTTTCGCTTGACCAGCATGTGTCTTAGAGGCTTTTTGTAAACCTTTAATCACTTTTTTAATTGTTTTCTTTTTCTTTAACATTTCCATCTCCTTCTTGCCTGACGTAGACGTGAGTTTGGATCTTTTGCTGCTTTAGGGAATTTCTTCATTTGTCCTAGTGATCTTGCACAGAAAGATTTTCTGCGTTTAGCAGC